CTCGCGCGGGTTCGGGAGGAATTCCGCGTGAGCCGTCCCGCAACGCCGTTCTCTGCCCGGAAATGGTCGTGGAACCTCCGATCCTTCCGCGTCATGTGCGGATATCTGCGGACCGAGGATGGGAAGCCGCTCAAGATCCACCGTTTCCAGGCGTTGATCCTGGCGGCGGTGTTCGCCGGCGTCGTGGAGCTCGTGGTCATCCTGCCGAAGAAGAACGGGAAGACGACGCTGCTCGCCGCGCTCGCGTTGTTCCATCTTTTGTGCGTGGCCGATGCGGAGGCGGTCATCGGCGCGAGCTCGAGAGACCAGGCCACCATCCTGTTTAACCAGGCGGTCGGGTTGGTCCGCAGATCCGGGTTGGATTGGACGTTCAAGATCAAGACCGGCTACCGGGAGATCCGGTGCAACGGTGGCCGGCTCCGCGTGCTCGCCGCCGATGCGGCAACCGCGGACGGCGTTATCCCCACGCTCGCGCTCGTGGACGAGCTCCACAGGCACGCATCCGGCGAGCTCTACGCGGTGTTTCGCGACGGGCTCGGACCGCGGGACGGGCAGATGGTGACGATCTCCACCGCCGGATACGACGAATCTTCGCCGCTCGGGGAGCTCCGGGCCAACGCTCACGCGCTCCCGTCGTTCCGCCGAACCGGGATGATGAACCACGCCGCGTCCCCGGATGGCTCGTTCGAGATGTTCGAGTGGTGCCTCCTCGAGGATGACGACATCAACGATCTCTCCCTCGTGGAGCGCGCGAATCCGGCTCCTTGGCAGAACCGCAAAGCGCTCCGGCGTAGGCACGATTCTCCCTCGATGAAGCCGGCGATTTGGGCTCGGTTCGCGTGCGGGATCTGGACGTTCGGCGAGACGCCGTGGCTCGAGCCGGCCGAATGGGACGCGCTCCGCACCGACATCGGCGGGGTGGAGGCCGGGGATGAGGTGTGGATCCACGCATCGGTGACGGTCACCGATGGGTTCGTGGCGATCGCTTCCCCCCGTCCGGAGGGTCAAGTGGTGGTGACCGCGGTCGCCGGCGAGTGGTCTCAAGCCGACACCGAGCGCGTCATCCTCGAGCTCGCGGAGGTGTACGACATCCAAGAGGTCTCCGGCGACCGCGCGGAGTTCGGACGCTCGCTCACGCTCCTCGAGGATGCCGGGATGCCGATCGAGATCTCCCCCCACTCCGCGGAGCGGATCTCCGTCGTCTCGAGCACGATGTATCGGATGGTCCGTGCCGGCGAGCTCCACCACGACGGATCGGTGCCGCTACGCGAGCACGTTCTCCGTGGGGTCACCAAAGACACCGAGCGCGGATGGCGGTTCGTGAAAACTCCCCGGTCTCGAGGGCTCATCGCGGCGGCGTTCGCGGTTCACCGAGCCACCGAGACTCCCCCGGAGATGCCGGAGGTTGTGGCCATATGAGCTTCGCGGATTGGTGGTTCGGGAAGGTTCTCGGCGTCGAGCGGCACGCGATCGACAAGATGAAGCTTTGGGGCACAGGGCAGGATATCGGCGATCCGGTGTTCGCCGGCGTCGATGTCTCACAGAGCTCGGCGCTCAGGCTCTCGGTGGTGTATCGGTGTATCGGGATCATCTCCGAGACGCTCGCCGGTCTGCCGGCCGATATCGTCCGGAAGGTCGGGGAGGTTCGCGAGAGCGTCGAGCGTCAACCGGCGTGGGTCTCTCAACCGAATCCCGAAACGAATTGGTACGAATATGCCGAGCGCGTCGGCGAGTCTCTCCTCATGGACGGGAACGCTTTCATCCTCATCACGTCGCGAGATGCTCTCGGATTCCCGCGTGAGTTGTGGACGCTCAATCCTCAAGATGTCGTGGTCGAGAAGAAACGCGGCGTCATCCAATTCGTGTGGGGTGGCGACACCGTGCTCTCGAGGTTCGGTCCGGACAACGCCGCCGGAGATGTGTTGCACATCAAGCTCCGATCCGGGGGAGGGCTCCGCGGGCTCTCGCCGATCGGGCTCGCGCGCCAAGCGCTCGGACTGTCGATGGTCACCGAGAAATTCGGCGCGGAGTTCTTCGGCCGCGGCCAACAGATGTCCGGCGTGATCGAGATGCCGGCGGAGGTCAAATCCTCCAAGGAACACATCGAGCTCATCCGCGCGTCGTGGGAGCAAGCTCACTCCGGATCGGACCGCGCGCACCGTCCCGCGGTCATCACCGGGGGAGCGAAATGGCAGGGGATCACCATCCCCCCGGAGGACGCTCAGTTCCTCGAGACGCGGAAATTCCAGGTCGAGGACATCGCAACGCGGTTCTACGGCGTGCCGGCGCACATGGTCGGGCTCGAGGAGAAGAACACGAGTTGGGGATCCGGGATCGAGGCGATGACGCGAGGGTTCTTCCAAACCACGATGCTCCCCCACTTCATCCGGTTCGAGACCGCTCACTCCGGGCTCCTCCCGCGCGGACAGTTCCTCCGGCTCAACCAACGGGCGTTGCTCCGCGCGGACTCCAAAACCGAATCTGACATCCTGCTCGCGAACCTCCTCAACGGCGTTCTCAATTTCGATGACGTTCGCGCCAAGTACGACATCGAGCCGCGTCCCGGCGGGAACCGCTACATGGTCCCGCTCAATATGCAGATCCTCGAGGCGAACGGGAAACCGCCGGGACCGGCTCCCGTTCCCGAACAACTCCAACCGTCGCCGAACGGGTCATCCAACGGACAGGGAGGGACAGATGAAGCGGTCGTTGATTGAGTTCTCGACGTTCGGCGCGGAGCTCTCCAAGCTCGAGCTCCACGGTTCCGGGGACAAACGGACGATGGTTGGATATGCATCCGCGTTCAACTTCCCTATCCCCGGAACGATGGGAGAGAAGATCTTCATCCGGCCGGGAGCGTATGCGAAGACGCTCAAAGAGAACGGTCCGAACATCCAAGTTCTCTACCACCACGGACAGGATCCACAGATAGGATCCAAGCCGCTCGGCGTTCCCTCGGTCATGCATGAGGATCGGACCGGACTGTGGACGGAGACGCCGCTCGCTCCCACGTCATACAACGAGGAGATGGTCATCCCGCTGCTGGCGTCCGGCGCGCTCCGCTCGATGTCCGTCGCGATCGCGCCGATGGACCGCGTGTGGAACGACGACCACACGGAGGTCGAGTACCGGCAACTCGCGCTCGCGGAGTTCGGGCCAACGCCGTTCCCGCGGAACCTCGGAGCCACCGCGGCGCTCCACGCATACGACTTGTCCGAGCTCGAGCTCCATTGGGACGGAGCCGCGGCGCTCCGGTCGTGCTCGAGCGCGGCGGAGTTCCGACAGATCGCGTTCGAGCGGAACAACGATTCGGATCCGGACACCGCCGCTCATTGGACGCTCCCCCACCATCCATCCCCCGGAGCCGATGCCGATCCGGCCGGCGTTGCGGCGGCGCTCGCCGCGCTCTCCGGAGCACGCGGAGGCCAACCGGACTTGAAACAGTCCGTGGAGTCTGTTAGAAGCCATCTCGAGGGACATCGCTCAGAGGCCGATTCATCGGACTCGCACGGCCGCTCACGCACCGTGGATGCCGACCGGATCACCGAGAGCATCGAGAACGAGAGGCACCGCGAGAGGGTCTCCAAGGATCTCGAGCGGCAAGCCGATCGCATCCATGCTTTAGGAGGTTAAGGTTGGCTACCATGCTCGAGCTCGTCAAAGAGCTCCACGAGAAGCGGCTCCGCGCGGTGGAGTCACTCCGCGAACATCACTCGGCCGTCGAGGCCGGCACCGATGAGAACGGAGAGCATCAGCAGACCGCGGACCGCATCAACAAAGAGATCGACGAGATGGGAGCGCGGATCGACAATCTCCTGTCTCAGATCGAGATCGAGAAGCAGTCCGCGGAGGATCGCTCCCGGTTCGAGAAGCTCATAACGCCGGATCCGGCGTCCGGAAGCGGCGGGGAGGCGTTCGCGGACAAGATGCGAACGTGGCTCCGCTCGCTCCTACCGGACTCGGAGGTGTGGGCTCCTCGAGCGATCACGTTCTCCCTCGGAGACGTGGGAACCGACGTTCGAGACCGCGGTTGGAACCATCCCGGTATGCCGGCGTTGGAGCGGCATGACTTGACCAAGGGGACCGCGACCGCGGGAGCCGAGCTCATTCCAACCGGGTTCGTCCGGACGCTGTATCAGCACTTGATCGAGTTCGCCGCGGTCCGCCAGACCAACGCGACGCTGTTCCGCACGACATCGGGAGAGAACCTCCTCGTCCCGAAGACCACGAGCTACGGAACCGCGGCGCTCGTGGCCGAGGCCGGCGCGCTCGGCGAGGCGGATCCCGCGTTCGCTCAGGTGACGGTCGGAGCGTTCAAGTACGGGCAATTGATCCAGATCTCGTCCGAGCTCGTGGAGGACTCCGCGGTGGACATCCTCGCGTTCCTGGCCAAGTCCGCCGGGATCGCGCTCGGTGTGGCCAACGGCGTTCATCTCGTGACCGGAACGGGAACGGGGCAGCCGCAGGGGATCGCGAACGCTCCCACCGTGGGAGTCACCGGCGCGACCGGACAGACGACTTCGGTGATCGGGAACGATCTCATCAACCTCTACCACTCCATCGTCTCCGGATACCGCAGGAACGGTTTTTGGGTCATGAACGACGCAACCGCGGCGTTCATCCGGCGGATCCGAGACGACACCGGCGGCGCAGGGCTCGGTAACTTCCTGTGGCAGCCGGGACTCACCGCCGGGATGCCGGACTTGCTCCTCGGTCGTCCGGTCATCACGGATCCGAACATGGCGACGATGGCGGCGAACGCACACTCGATCGCGTTCGGCGACTTCTCGCTCTACTACGCGATCCGCGATGTGGATGCGGTGAGGTTCCAGCGCTCGGATGACTTCGCGTTCGCGAACGATCTCGTGACGTTCCGCGCGATCATCCGGACGGACGCGCGCCAACTCGTGAACGGTGCGGGCGGCGCGGTCAAGTTCTACCGCAACTCGGCGACATAGGATCTCCCTCGCGGGAGGCAACGGGATACGGGGGGAGGCAACTCTCCCCCCGGTCCCCGGAGGAGGCAGGGATGGCGAGAGTGCGCGTGTTGGTCCCGGCGTTCATCGGGAACATGGCTCCGAGCGGCGCGGTGATCGAGGTTCCAGATGAGGATCTCGCGTCGATGACCGGATCCGGTGCGGTCGAGGAGACCACAGACGAGATGACCACCGATGAGGAGCTCCTCGAGATGTTGATCGGCTCCTCCCCCAAGCCGGAGCCGTTCGTCGGCGAGGCGGAGCCGGTGGGGAGCACGGAGAACGAGGGAGGGTCCGAGACCAATTTCGAGCCGCTCCCCACCGCCGGCAAGGATGAGCGGGTCTATCCAGACCAGCCGGCGGAGGTATCCGAGGAGGATCTCGCCGCAACCGAGCGCTCGGAGGGTCCGAAATCCGAGGTTGCCGAGGAGGGCTCGGACACCGGCACCGGACCGTATGAGGGGCGGACGGTGGCTCAGCTCCGGACGCTCGCCGGCGAGCGCGGGCTCGAGGGAACCTCCGGGATGACCAAGGCCGAGCTCATCGAGGCGCTCAGGGAATGAAGCTCGCGGCGTTCCTGCTCGCGGTGGCGTGCGTCGTGGCCGGCTTCGCGGTCGCGATCTTCGGCGCGTGGCTCATGCCGCCGCTCTCGTGGTTCGCCGCGGCGATCGCGATCTCGATCATCTTCCGCGAGGAACCATGAGCGGTCCGTTTGCCTCCGCGCAGGATCTCCAAGATCTCACCGGGCTCGTGGTGGCTCGAGCTCGAGCACAGGCAACGCTCCAAGTGGCGTCCGATGTGATCCGGGAGGAGTGCGGACAAGAGCTCTCTCAAGTGGTCGGCGACGTCGAGACGCTCCCCGGCGTGGATCTGGCAACGCTCGTCCTATCGGAGCGTCCGGTGACGGCGATCACGCAAATCCTCGTGAGCGGCTCCCCGGTGACGGACTTCACGTTCTCGCGGTGGGGGGTCATCACGCGCTCGAGCGAGGTCTTTTGGACTTCCGGTGCGGTGGTGACGTACACGCATGGGTTCACCGAGGCGGATTGGGAGTTCGGCGTGCTCCGGTCGATCTGTGTGGACGCGGCGGTGCGGTCGCTCTCGCTCAACCGGGACGGTGCATCGGAGGCGATGGGCTCAAACCTCATGGAGACGGCCGGGTTCTCCCCGGAGGTCTTTCTCACAGAGGGAGAGCGCTCCCGTCTCGCGTCGTTCGGAAAGGCATTGGTCGGATGAACCGGATCCGGGGGATGGCGGCGACCAAGGCGGCGCTCCGGGCGATCGAGACCCGGCTCGCGTTGGCGGCTCCGTCCGCGGCTCGAGCCGGCGGAGAGGTCGTCGCGAACGAGATGCGCGATCGAGCTCCTCGAGACACCGGAGCGCTCGCCGCGTCGATCTCCGTGGACTCGGAGGGGGATGTCGCGAAGGTTGGAGCGAGCGTTCCCTATGATCGGTTCGTCCAACTCGGGACGGTGTATCAATCCCAACAAGCCTACGGCGAGGAGGGCGCTCGAGCGTCAACGGCCGGGATCATCGCCGCTGAGGCGGCGGTGTTCAAACGAGCGATCGAGTAGGGGAGGGTAGATGGCAACATTGACCGTAACGGATGTGGTGCCGGTGACAGGCGTTTTGCAGACGCTCACCGCCGCAGCCGGCGGTGGTGACGTATTCCCCAACCAGGACGGGCGAACGTATTTCGTCGTCACCAACGGCGGTGGTGGCTCGATTACCGTCACCATTGACTCCGTAACGCCGTGCGACCAGGGCGTTGACCACGACGGCGGCGGAGCGGTGGCGGCTGCGGCGACGCGGATCTTCGGACCGTTCCAACCGCGGCGGTTCAACAACTCTCAGGGTCAAGTCGCGGTGACATACTCGGGCGTTACCTCGGTGACGGTTGGAGCTTTCAGGCTCCCGCCAACGGGTTAAGGGGGGACGATGGCCAAATACCGCGGTTATCGGACCATCCTTTCCCGCAACACCACCGGCGTTACGTTCGTCTCGGTGGCTCAAGTGCTCGAGATCGGCGACTACGGATCCACGCGAGCGCTCATCGACGTCTCCGCGCACGGAGACGAGTGGATGGATTTCCTCGGTGGCCGGCAAGAGGGCAACGAGTTCACGGTGCGGCTCGCGTTCGATCCGGCGGACTCGCAGCAGGTCGCCATCAAGGCCGATTACGACAACTCGGTTGCGAAGAAATACCGGATCACGCATCCGGACTTCGTTCGCGGTGTGGAGCTCAACACCATCAACATCGGCTACCTCGAGCGTCCGCCGCAGGACGGCGCATATGAGGCCGAGGTCTCCCTCAAAATCGTTTCGCCGGGGATGACCACGTTCTAGGAGGAGGCAAGGGAAATGACGCTATCCCGCGAGGAGATCTTTGCGGCACGCAAAGACCGCAAGCCGGTGGAGCTCGTTGTGCCGGAGTGGGGGGGATCGGTGTTCGTTAAGCATCTGACGGTCGCCGATCAAGTCGAGCTACAGAACCACACGCAACCGGCGGAGATGCCGATCGCGGTTCTCATCGCGTGTCTGGTGGATGAGAACGAGGAGCCGATCTTCTCGCTCTCCGATACCGAGGAGCTCTCCAAAGAGGCGTTTCCGGTCGTGCTCAAAGTGTTCGGGTTCGTCGCCAAGCTCAACGGACTCTCCAACGCGGAGCTCGAGGAGGCGATGTCGAATTTAGGAGCAATCCCACCCTCAACCACGGAATCCGATTCGCTCTCGCAACAGGGCGAACCGATTTCCGAGATGTCGGCTCCGTCGAGCTAACGGAATGGATGGCGTGGGAAGCGGTGAACGGACCGCTCCTCATCCACGAGAGGTTGGACTATTGGTTCATCCAACTAATGTGGTTGATCGCGAACACCAACTCAAAACGTCGGATATCCATGCGAAAGTTCCTGCCTCCGTGGATAGACCTTCCGCTCGGCGACGTGGACGAGGGATTCGCGCGGCTCCTCGCGATGGCCGAAGCGAACGAGGCCGCTGACGATGCCGACGATTTCCACGTTGACCGTTGATGTAGAGGCGAATACCTCCAAGCTCAAGACCGGGCTCAAAGTCGCCGGTGCGGCGCTCGGACTCCTCGCGACCGGAGCGGCGTTCGCGTTCAAACAATTCGAGGACGCGGAGAAGATCTCCAACCAGACCGCGGCGGCGCTCGAGTCAACCGGCCATGCGGCGCGGATCTCACAGAAAGACATCGAGGGGATGGCGTCTCGGCTGTCGGCGATGGCCGGCGTCGATGACGAGCTCATCCAGTCCGGCGAGAACCTCCTCCTCACGTTCACCAACATCAAAAACCGCGTGGGGGGAGAGTTCACCGGGACGTTCGACCGGGCAACCGGCGTCATGCTCGATATGTCTGTTGCGCTCGGACAGGACATGAAATCGTCCGCGATCCAACTCGGCAAAGCGCTCAATGATCCGATCAACGGGCTCACGTCGTTGACGCGCGTCGGCGTCTCGTTCGATGAACAAACCAAGAAGCAGATCGAGACGCTGGTGAAGCATGGGAACGTCACCAAGGCCCAGGCGCTCATCCTGGACGAGCTCACGAAAGAGTTCGGCGGAAGCGCACAGGCTCAAGCCACGGCGACCGGCAAGATGTCCGTCGCGTTCGGGAACCTCGCGGAGACGGTTGGCGGGTTGGTCGCGCCGGCGTTCGAGTTCCTCGCGACGAATCTACAGATGGTCGTGGAGTGGCTCCAAGCCAAACTCCCGGAGGCGATCAAATCGGTGGTGGAGTGGTTCCAAGGGCTCACCGATGAAGGCACAAAGGTCGCCGACGCGCTCGGCGGCGTGGTCGAGTGGTTCCAAAAGGTGTGGAACATCATCAAGCCGATCGCACAAACGGTCGGAAAAGAGCTCGTGGAAGCGTTCACTCAAACGTGGCGCGTGCTCTCGTCCAACCTCGGTCCGATGCTCAAGGCGTTGTGGAATCTGCTTGTGAAGGTGTGGGACATCGTTGGACCGCTTGTGAAAGTGTGGCTCTCGATCCAGGCGATCTGGATCAAGATCGCGTTGGAGGTTCTCCCGGTTCTCATCGCCATCATCACGAAAGTTATCGAGTGGCTCGCGAAGATCATCGAGAAAGCGCTCGACGTGGTGACGTTCTTCCGGGACAAGTTCATAGAACCAATTGTCAATGTGTTCGGCCGCATCGTGGACGCGATCTCCAAAGTGATCGGGTGGCTCCGGGAACATCTCCAACCAGTTTGGAACGCGGTGTTCGGTGCGGTGGCGGGGTTCATCGGCAGGGCGATCGAGGCCATGAAAACGCTCATCGGTTGGATCAAGAATGCGATCGAGTGGCTCGGCCAACTCGGTAAGGGAGTGGGGTCGGCGCTCGCCGGCAAAGCGATTGAGAAAGGGGTCATCCCTCCGCTACCGAACCTCTCCGCTCCGACAGGGCCAACCGGGATCCAGCACGGAGGGGTAGTCACTCGGACCGGGCTCGCGCTCGTTCACAAGGGGGAGGCGTTCTCCGGCGTCAACAACGAGATGGGGTTCGGGCTCGGTGGTGGGGATATCGTTATCCAAGTGAACGGACAGACGCTCGCGCGCATCCTCCGAGATGAGCTCACCAAACTCGGCCGGCGCAACGTCACCGCGGGGATCCCGGCATGAGTCTGCCGACCCTCAAAGTCGAGATGGACTCGGGGAGTCTGACTTCCGCCGCGGGAGGGTTCATCCTGGATGACACGACGTTCGGCAAACTCGACACCGCTTTTCTCGGTGCCGGCGAGCCGTCGTGGGACTTCGACATCTCGAGCTACGTTCGGTCGGGGTCCACAGAGCGCGGAACGAGCAACGAGCTCCAACGGGTCGAGGCCGGCACCGGGAGCATCCTGCTCGATACGCGGGATGGAGCGTTCATCCCCACCAACACGCTCTCGCCGTTCTATCCCAACATCGTCCCGATGCGGCGGATCCGGATCACCGCAACGTGGAACGGCGTTTCGTATCCGATCATGGTGGGCCACGTCGAGGAGTGGCCGGTGAGCTTCCCCGGCGGGGTGGATCAAGTGGTGGAGATCCAACTCACCGATGCGTTCGCCGTGCTCGCGATCTCGGCAGTCTCGGGGAGCTTCCCGGCTCAGACCACCGGGGAGAGGGTCACCGCGATCTTGGACGCGATCGAGTGGCCGCTCCCCCAACGCGACATCGACACCGGTGCGTCTTCGGTGCCGGCGTCCACGCTCGCCAACGTCCCGGCGCTCGCGCATCTCCAAGATGTCGAGAAGGCCGAGGGAGGCCGGCTGTTCATCTCCTCGGACGGGAAGGTGACGTTCCGCGATCGCTATCCGACGCTCGTGACGGACTTCTCCACGCGAACGTGGAGCGACACCGGATCGGACATGACGTATCGGGATATCGCGATCCGCTACGGAGCGGCGTTCCTGTTCAACGATATCCACATGACGCGCGCCGGCGGCGCGGAGCAAACGGCGTTTTCGGATTCCTCGTTCCAGCGGTTCATGCTCCGCTCGTTTCCCCCCGGCGGAGGGATTGATGAGGTTCTCCTCGCGAGCGATCTCGAGGTCGATGGGCTCGCGGACGAATACCTCGCGCGCTATTCCGAACCGAGGCTCCGGATCGAGGGCTTGTTGGACAACGCGATGAGACATTCCCTGTGGGATCGCGTGCTCCCTCGAGAGATCCAGGATCAGATCCGCGTCGTGAAGACACCGACCGGATCGGACACCATCTCGCAGGATTCACAGATCGAGGGCATCGGTCACTCGTGGGGAGAGGGAATGCATAGCGTCTCGTTCCGCGTGTCTCCCTCCAACGCGACCGAACAATGGATCCTGGATGACACCACGTTCAGCGTTCTCGATTCGACAACGATTCTCGTGAGATAGGGGGACCGATGAGGCTCAAAACCGCGGAGACCGAGCAACGCTACCAAGGCCCCAGATATGGCGCGGAGGCGGTTCTCAACGTGTGGCTCACCAAGGGGCAGACTCCGCCGAACGTTCCGCGCTCTCAAGCGATCGCTCCCGCTCCGGTCGTGGAGGTCGTGGTGAACCACGGCCGGTGGCTCGTGGAGTGTCCGTTCTGTCCGAGCGCTCAAGTGGCGTCCGCCGGCGATCGGCGGTTCTTCTGTACGGACTGCGGCAACGCCGCGGTCGGCGGCGCGTTCGTGGCCACGGTGTGGCCGGCGGACCAAGCCGAGCTCGAGGAGGAGCTCGGTCTCCGGCTCCCGGAGAACGCGAATTGGCGTCCCCACGAATCGCTCGAGCTCATCCGATCGGAGAACGCGGCGCATGGGGTGGGTCACTAATGGCCTGGACCGCACCGAAGACATGGAGTGTTGGCGAGGTCGTCACCGCGGCGAATATGAACATCCATCTTCGGGACAATCTGCTCGCCGTTGGCCCGCATCTCATCGCTCGCAAACCATCCGATGAAACGGTTACCTCGTCTACGGTATTTCAAGCGGATGACCATTTGCTCGCGCCGGTCGGCGTCAACGAGGTGTGGTGGCTCCAATGGGTATTCATCGCCACCGGGGCCACCGCGGGAGACATGAAGGTTCAATGGACGTTTCCCTCGGCCGGGTTTGTGTCGTGGCAGACAATCGGGTTCAACGATGCCGGGACTCTCACCAACTCGGAGCAAGGAATCGGCACGTCCCCGACATCGCAGTTCACGTTGTTCCTGTTGGGAGCGACGACGCCGATCGTTCGCACCGTGGATATGTTCTACACCGGCGGGGCAAACGCCGGGAACGTCGCCGCCGAATGGGCACAGGTTACAAGCAGCGGAACCGCGACCACGATGAGGGCCAACTCGGCGTTGTGGGGGATGAAGCTCGCATGACCGAATTCATAACGGCTCGGTATCCAGAGAACGCGATGCCGAAGACCCAAGACCAAAAAGGCATGATGACGCGCGCTCGCGGGTTCCTGGATGGAGCGGGACGGCTCCGCGAGGCCGGCGGGGAGTTCGGTCCGTGGCTCACCGAGCCGGTGGTGTTGGACCGGATCGCCAAGCGCACCGGAGCGATGGGACTCGGACCCAAGCTCATCGTCCAACGCAAATCCAACCGGGATCAACTCTCCATCCGGGAGATCGCGGCGATCGTGGATCTCGGCGCGGCTCCGGAGCTCGAGAAGATCCACGCGGCGGTGTGGTCGGAGTTCGATGTCCGCTCCGGTGGACTGTACCTATGCCGGTTCATCGACGGGACTCACACCACGTCAAAGCACGGCTACCTCAAAGATGATCCGAACGGGTGGCGAGGAGCGGCGGAGGATATCTTCGTGATCGGCGCGGGGATGGCGGCGCTCGTTCAAGTGGCGGAGTTCATCGTCAACGGAACGAAAAAGAACGTGCTCGAGGCGGCGACGGTCATCGTGGACCGCAAGATTTGGACGCCGGCGATGGGCTGGCACGCATACACCGGCGTTCAGCATTTCCACGTTCACGTTGACGTGCTCGGCGGACATCCTTGCATGGGATGACGGATGAGTTCTCCCTCCGCGAGCTCACTCGGGCGTTCCTGGACTTCCGCTCCGAGACGCGGGAGGAGATCAAGTGGCTTCGCCGGCTACTAATTGGGACGCTAACATCCGCGGTCGCCGCTATCTTTCTCGCCACCGCGGTAGGGATCCTCGTCAAGTGACCGCGGATGGACGGCTCCGGCGTTGGGTTCTCTCGCTCACGGTTGTCGTGGTGTTCCTCGGGATCTTCGTGCCGGTGACGGTGATCTTGTATTTCCAGCGGTCGGCCACCGAGACCGAGCTCGAGCTCTCATGCGTGACGTTCCGCGCGAACATCGACCAGCTCGAGGCGCTCGAGGCGCTCGAGCATCGGCTCGGGATCCCGGTGGACTTCACCATCCCTCCGCTCCCCCCGGAGTGTCCATGAGCGAGGAGCGGTTCGTCGCCGGCGTGGCCGCGGTCATCATCGTCGCCGCGCTCATCGCGGTTGGCGTGAACACGCTCTCCTCGGCGTCCCCGGATCCGGGGAGGTGCACCAAGCTCGGGACTCCCGGTTCCGACGTGCTCGCTGGCACGGTCCGCAGAGACACCATCTGTGCGCTCCAAGGCAACGATTACCTCTCCGGAGACGCTCAGGCGGACAGGCTGTTCGGCGACACCGGCCGGGATACCCTCGTGGGGGGCAAGGGAGCCGACATCCTCAACGGCGGCAAGGGACGCGATCGGCTGTTCGCCGTGGACGGGAAGCCCACCGACGTTCTCAACGGCGGCTCGGGGCATGATCTGTGTTTCGCGGACCGCGGCGATGTCGTCAAAGGATGCGAACGGCCGTTTCGGGGAGTGTCAATCCGGATGGCGAACGAGATCTCCGAGGCGTTCAACGGCGGGCTCTCGCTCGCCGAGCTCCTGCTGTCCCCAACGCCGCCGGTGCCTATCCCCCCCGGACCGCCGGGACAGTCCGGGAAGACCTTCCCACCATGCACGCCACCACCGGCCACTCCACCACCGATCTGTTAGGAGGGATCCATGCGGAAGGTTTGGGAGTTCATCAAGTCTCGTCCCACGGAGGTTTGGCTCGGGCTGTGGGCCGCGGTCGTCGCCGCGGTCTACGGATCCGAGGCTCCCTCGTGGGTCGCCGGCGTCTCGGCGATCATCGGTTGGCTCGTGACGTTCATCGCGTCCCGGCCGTCCAATGATCTCGGACCGACGCCGAAGCCCACCGGATAGGCGAATTTCCGCTCAGGCTCGGCGGAGAGCGGTTTTCAGGCAGGGATCGGACCATCTAGCCACCGGGGGATCTCGGTGCGTTAGAATCGCTCACGGACGCTTCCGCGCGTCTCGGCAACGGCTCCTCCCACTCTCCTCTCCGGGATAGGGGGGGAGCCGTTCGCTATCCTCCCAAGGGTTGACATCCTCCCTCCGGCGTGGTTCGATTGCTCTCCGCTACGGAGAGGAGAGGTCGATGCAGATCATCGGCGAGGGACGGCTGCTGGTGGATGGAACGTTCGAGTCCGCCGAAAACGCCACCGGATGGAACGTCTCAGGCAAGCTCGAGCGCGGGCTTGGTGCATATGTGGAGCGATGGAACCGTTTCGCCTACGCGACGCTCTCGGTTGACCGCAGCAACCGCGATGAGGTGCTCGAGCGGTTGTTCGGTGTTCGATGATGAGATCCGCGCTGTACCGCATCGCTCGGCTCATGGGAGACGCCAACGCCGTTCGCCGTGGTCGAGTTGGCCGGCGTGTGGCGAACAAGATCATCGGCCGGCGCATCGTTCGGAAGCTCTGGCGATGAACCATCCCGCGAGGAGGAGACCAATGAAGCGAGCTCTTGTTGTGTTCGCGATCGCGTGCTCGATCCTGTTCGGATCGGTCGCGAGCGCGTCCGAGGTTCTCGACACCGACACCGGATACGGCCGTGCGGCCGTCTACGCGTGGTCGCGTGGTTACCACCGCATCGCGCTCTACGGCGAGTACCAAGGGTTTTCCGATGTCCGGCTCCGCGTCCATTGTGTCAACGGCTACACGCACGTTCACTCGTGGACGGACACCGGACCGCGTTTCCGTTTCGTCCGCACCGTGCCGGCGTATGTCCGTTGCAACTACGCTGCGTCGATCACCACCGGCAACGGCGGACGAGTGTTCCTCGGGATTGGAGCGTTCTAGGTGACCGTCCATCCGATCCGTCCGGTGCGGGACTTGATCTCGCTCGGTCCGCGTCAAGCTCAGATCCTCGGGCTCATCCTCGAGGCGGCTCAGGATGGTCGAGTGATCTCCGATCGCGAGCTCGCGGAGACGTGTGGGATCGGCGTTCCCACGGTCAAGACGCTCAACCGGCGTATCTGCTCCAAGTTCGGCGTCCGGAACAAGCCGGAGTTGGTTCTTCTGTTCTCGGAGGTTGATGCTCCATGAGGCGGCTCCTCCCGCTCGCGTTGCTCCTCGTTGCGTGGGGACCAGCAGACTCCGCTCCCGCGTACACCGTCCCCGTTCATGTGGTGGATGTCGTGGTCTCCACACTCCGGCCGGAACATCGTCCGATGTGGCGAGCGGCACGCGACGAGGCTCTCCGCGAGTGGGGGATCCCGTTCCGCGTCTCGAGGATGCCGGAGAGCGAGCTTTCCCACTTGTTTGACGACGACATCTACACCGTGGGTCTCGACGGGATCCTCATCCCCGATGCGATTCTGCTCGTTCGTAACCGGATGTCCTATCCAACTCAACGGGGAGGGTATTCGGCCACGGTCAACGGCGGAATCGCCGTTTTTACTCCGTGGGATCCGTGGTGGAAACCGTGGGGGGGAATGGCCGGGACCATCGCTCACGAGGTTGGCCACGCGCTCGGGTTCCAGCATGGCGGAACCGGCGTGATGGCGGGAGCCGACCATGTGAGCGATGAGGAGAGGGCTATGGCTCAGAGCTACTACGGGGAGGGATGATGGCCGGAGTGTGGTTCGCGTTGGCGTATGTGCTCGTTCTCGTGGTCGCGTTCTCCCTCGCGCGAACGTCCAAGCGTAGCGATGAGGAGGCCGAGCGGATGTTCGCCGAGCGAGAATTCCCGGTGAGCCGGCGGCTCCCGCTCTACGATTGGGCCGATCGGGGGGATTTCCGTGGATGATGAGTTGGCCGGCGTCCGCGAGGTACTCGACCACGAGCCGGACGAGCTCGAGCGGATCGGCAAAGCTCGAGACGACGCTCGCAAGCTTCTCCTCAATATGCTCCGCGCTCCGTGGTCGCGGATGACGCCGTTCGCGATCACCAACGCTTGCTCCTACCTCCTCCATCCGTCCAAATACGACGACCGCGTAGACGGATGCGCGTGCGGCCGATACAAAGACGGCCGGGAGACGACGGATCCAGGATGGGAGGAGTTGTGAGGTGGCTCCCCGGCGAGCTCGAGCGGCTCGAGGCACACCGCGCGGCGCACCGGTGTTCGGAGTGTCGGCGCGAGCTCGATGAGCATTGGCCGTCGTGCTCTCGAGCCGGTGCCGACGTTCGCCGGCGTTGGTCCGCGCGGCGCTCCCTCCGCGAGCTCCGGACCACAGAGAGGCTCCCATGAGCGCTCACACGCCGGGACCGTGGCTCGCCGATGCCCGCCTCATCGCCGCCGCTCCGGACCTACTGGCGGCGTTGGAGGAAGTGGACGCCGAAGCCGACTTCATCGCCTGGCCCGAGAACGTGAAGGCGCAAGCTCGCGCCGCTATCGCCAAGGCCAAGGGGGAGGCGTGATGGACACACCACATCTCACTCACGTCGAGAGGCTCGCTACCTCGAAATGGCTCGTCTCGTGTCTGTGTGGTTGGAGCGACGAGGCGAAGACCAAGACGGAGGCGATCAAGGCCGGCGAAAACCATTGGGCTCGGTTCCCGGTATGAGCGTCGAGCGAGGCTACGCGGAGCAAGCTCGCCAGTATCGGGAGACCGCGCGCGAGCTCGGCTGTATCTGTGGCGATCTCCCTCCCCACGTCCATCTCCTCGAGTGTCCGCTGTACCGGCCGGCTGAGGAGTGGCTCGAGGAGCTCTCCAAATCCCACGACGCGGATGAGGGTCGGCCGTGGATATAGCTCAAGATCCGCTGTTCGAGAACGACCCGCGCGCTCATGCTCGAGGCTCGGATCCGGCCACGTCTTACGCGGCGGCTACCCTGCTCGGTCCGCGTGCCGGCACGATGCGGCGTCGGCTCCTCGGTGTGTTCGCGTTCGCTCCGGCCACCGCGGAGGAGGCATCCGAGCGCGCAGGGTACGGTCCGGAGCACGGCGCGTGGAAGCGCGTCTCCGATCTCAAGCTCGCCGGTCTCATCCGACCCACAGGGGAGACCCGTTCCTCGGTGCGTGGACGCCAACAGGATGTTCTCGAGATCACCGCGTTGGGGAGGGAGCTCTTGTGATGACGCCGGAGTTCTCGGAAGCATGGACGGCGAAGCCGGGGGAAACGGTGTTTCTACGGCTTTCCGAGCCGATCTCGCGGGATGCGTTCGAGATGGCTCGCTCGATGTTGGATCAAATCACGGAGCGATCCGGGGTGTTCTTCGTGATCTTGGATCCGCGCGTGGAGGTCGTCAATCCGAAGACCGGGGAGACGGCGTGAACGTCGGGGAGCTCACACAAGAGATGCTCGGCGCGAAGGCTCGCATGGACGCCGCCGAGCTCGAACATCGCGAGCAAGTGGCGAATCTCGCTCGAGCCGATCGCGCGCTCCGGATCGCGGAGGCCACGGCGTATCTCGCCGCGTCCGGGACGGTCGGGGAGCGAGAGGCGCACATGAAGAAAGCCACCACCGAGGAGCGGTTCGCTCACAAGATGGCGGATGGGCTCGAACGGTCTGCGTTGGAAGCGATCCGGAACGCTCGGCAATATCTCTCCTCGTTGCAGTCACTCGCCGCGGCGCAACGCGAGGAGGCGCATCTCGCGCGTTACATGGACCGAGAGTTGGACTCGGCATGACGGACTTCCGAACCAAGGCCACGAGAGACGCGCTCCGTAAGCCGTTCGAGCCGGAGCAGATCGGAAAGCTCGAGGCCACCGCGAAGCGTCCGGAGCTCGATTTCGTCGGGCACGCGGCGGTCACGGACCGGCTCAACGCTCACGTCCCGGATTGGTCATACACCGTGGACGAGTTGTTCTCGGTGGGGAGCACGGTCTGGATCCGAGGAACCATGACCATCGGCGGGATCTCGCGTGTGGAGTACGGCGACGGCGACAATCCGAAAGAGGCGATTGGGAATTTCATCCGGCGAGCGGCGATGCGGTTCGGCGTCGCGATCGACCTTTGGAGCCGTCAAGAGCTCGAGGCGTCCGGAGAACCGGACACCGGCGCGGAGTTGGGGAAGGCTCCCGCCGGCCATAGGGGGGAGGGAGTTCCTCGGGGGAGTGGATGGGCTCCCTCCTCCCACCAATTCCCGGTGAATCCGATCCGGTGCGATCACAAGCTCGCATCCGGAGCATGGGTTCCGTGGATCCTGTTGACGGACAACAACTCGCCGAACCTCGGGAAAGAGGTTTGTCCCAAGTGCGGCACGCCGAAACTCACCGCGGTAGAGGGAACGATGGAAGATTTGGGGGCACCGTATGGGAGTGCTTAACCATCCAGGATCAAAGAGCGTTCCGCGTCAACCGTTGCCGGTGACGTGGACGGTGGGTTCGGCATCGACGCCATCGGGGGAGATCGTCATCCTCGAGTTTGAGACGCCGGCGGGAGAGTCAACCTACTTCATGCGTCCGGAGGAGGTGTTTCCTCTCGTGGAGAACCTTCGAGAGACCGCTCGACGGGCCAAGGGCAAACCTACTATCGTTGCTCCGGATCCGGAGGAGATTCGCCGGATCCTCGGAAACGGGAAACCCTAGGGGGAGCCATGAGCGCGGAGGCGAATTGTCCCTACTGTGGTGGACTCGTGAAGTTGGTCGGCGGCTCAAATGAGGCTCAAATCCCGGAGCAATCCGGCTCAAATGCAACCTCAAATGAGGCTCAAATCATTAGCTCAAATTCGAATCAATTGAGCGAAAGATCTAAGATCTACAACAAGGGCTACACCGAACCGTTCCTGGCTTTTTGGTCTGCCTACCCTCTACATCGAGCAAAAAGACAAGCGCAGTTGAGTTGGCTCAAATCGGTCGCTCGACTTAGCTCAATTCTCGGCTCAATTGAGGAAGCTCAATCCGTCATCCTGGCCGGCGCAATTCGGTACCGGGATGATCCGAACCGCGAGGGCGGCTACACGCGATACGCGGCGACGTGGCTCAACGGCGACGGATGGGAGGATGAGCCGCTCCCGACGCGGATATCCCCCAACGGCCGGAGCTCGATGTATGACCGGCTCGGGGTGCAGCCAACATGACCGACCGCAACGCCGCGCTCAAGCTCGCCGGCGATCTCGCCGTTTCCTACCCCGGTCGGAACGTGACCGAGGATCACGCTCGAGCATGGGCCGAGCTCCTCGAGCGCACCGAGCTCGACGTCGCCGCGGTGGCGGTCCGTCATCTCCGGGAGCGGAGCTCAGATCCTCCCTCGGTGGCTCAACTCGTCTCGGCGATCGCGGAGGTTCAACAGACCACCATGAGCCCGCGAGTGGAGCAAGCCGAGCTCGGGGAGGAGATGGATCCGGCGGACATCCGGAAGATGCTCGAGGCGCTCCGGTCCGTCCCCGGATGTCCGGAGTGCGGCGTTCCGCACATATCCCGGACGCATGACGAGCACATCGCTCGTTCCCTGGCGGCGGCTCGGCGTTTCCACATCACCAAGGCCGGCCGGCGATGACGAGATCCGAAAAGGTCAAGCTCGCGGATGCGTTGTTCTCGGCGCGGATCCGAGCTCGCGGAGTCTGTCAAGCGCAGGGCTTCACCGATCGCGCCGGCGGCGTGGAGTGTTGGGGAAGGTTCGAGTGCGCTCACGTCATCCGGCGGTGGAAGCGGAACGCGGTCCGGTGGGACGACGACAACGCCGCGTGTTTGTGCATGAGACACCATCTGTATTTCACGATGAACCGGCTCGAGGAGGATCGGTTCCACTCGTGGTTGCTCTCCCCGGAGCGGTTCTCCGAGCTCGAGCGGCGAGCAAACGATGTCTTCAACCGAGCCGATCTCGATGCGATCATCGCGCGGCTCCGGAGAGGAGAGGCAGCATGAAATACGCTTTGGTGGCGGTGCTCCTCGGTTCACCGCCGGCGGTGGCGGACCATCCTAGGGTCGATCGGTGTGCCGACCATCATCCGTGGGAGCGAGTGACCGAGCGCGCCGAGCTCGTGTGGTGTATCGCTCACGTCTTCGACAGTCCCGGAGCTCCCCGGCAAGCGGTGGCGACCGCGCGGTGTGAGAGCGGATCCGATCTCCAAGATGCTTACGGAGGCGATGGCCACATCGGGACGTTCCAACACATCACGTCTCGGTGGCATGACCGTTGGCGTACATGGGGAGCTCGGATCGGCGTGAAGGATTCGCCAACCAACGTGCTCTCTCAAGCGGTGGTCTCGGTCCGGATGGCGCGATCGCTCGGGACGTGGAATTCGTCGGCGGGATGGGCCGGATGCGCGTGAACGACTTCGAGAAGCTCCGGCGTCTCGCTCATGGTGACGCACACGAGAAGGCTGCAGTCTATCTCGCCGCCCTAGACCGCATAGAGGCCGAGCACCAGTACCTCAACGGCAAGTGGGATGACGCCGAAGACCGCTGCCCGCAATGCGGAACCGGCGTAAAGGCTTCGCCGTATGTTCGCCGCGCCGAGGCCGAGGTCGAGAGGCTGCGGGGGGAGTTGGTTGAGGCGAGCGCCGAGATTGTTCAGGGCGTAGCCGAGGTCGAGCGGCTGCAAGACACGGCAGACGACCTGCACGGACGGCTCATCCTGTCCGAGGCCGAGGTCGAGCGAGTCAAGAAGGTGCTAACGAAGGAACTGACCGACGCACTCGCTCAGCGTGACGAAGCGCGGGCCGAGGTCGAGCGGCTGCGGGCTCAGAGAGACGCGGCCAACGCCGCAGTCGAGAAGCTAACGAAGGCGCTCGAACGGGTCACCGGCCAAGCGCTCGACACCGAATCCCATCCATGAGATTCTCCCCCCACCACCTAGACGGGGGAGGCTCGTGTGCCTGGACTCACCGATGTCGGCGAAAACGCGGTTCTCGATGAGATCTACAACGCCGGCGCGGGGACGTTCCCGGCGGCGGATCCGTTCATCTCCCTCCACTCCGCCGATCCGGCCGACACCGGAGCCAACGAGCTCACCGGCGGCGGCTACGCTCGACAACAAGTAGCGTTCGGCGCGGCGGCGTCCGGGACACTCTCCAACAACGGCTCGATCACATGGAGCGTCCCGGCCGGCAACGTGGTCGCGTGGGGAGCGTGGGATGCGGTCTCCGCCGGAAACTGCTTCCAAGTGGGATGGTTCAATCCCTCCTCCGGCAAGGTCGTGGATCTCGCGGTGTGTCGCTCGGCCGACGTGACCGCGAACGACGTTCAGACCGTGGCTCACGGACTCGCCGCCGATGATCGCATCGTGTTCGAGGTCATCGAGGGTCTGTCCGTTCCGACCGGGCTCACCGCCGGCACGATTTACTTCGTGATCGCGACCGGGCTCACCACGGATGCGTTCCGTGTGGCTACCACTTCCGGTGGAGCGGCGGTCGACATCACCGCGGTCGGCTCGGCGATCTGGCGAAAGGTCGCGGTGACAAACTTCTCCGCCGCGGGCTCGTTTCAAGTCGCCGCCGGAGATCTCGACATCTTCGCGACGGAGTAGGAGATGCCGGTCGCGGATGTCGATCAACTAGCTACCAAGCTCCTCGATCTCGGTCTGTCGGCGCGCATGATGTCGCCGGCGTGGGACGGGACACGAGGCCGCATCCGTCAACCGGCGATGGGTCCGGACGGTCAACTCGTGGGATGGATGCTCCCCGGAAAAGGGCTCCTCCTCGACGGGTTGGACCGAAAAGCGGTGGGCATCGGCCGGGAGATCCCGTTCGTGTTCGATTACTCTCCGTGGGCTCGTCTTCGCGATCGGCTCGTTCGTGCCGGACGCTCGCTCCACGAGAGCGAGGTCGGAGCGATCACCACATATGACGGGATCATCAACGCTCGAGCCAACGGAAAGGCTCGAGATATCGCGTTCACCAAATCCTCGATCACCACCGCGGTCGGCTTTTGGTACGACACATGGCTGGCCGCCGGATCTCCCCCGGCGGGGACGTTCGATGCGGCCACCCCACCGACAGACCAGAGCCTCAATAGCGCAACGGTCGGAGCGCTCTCGGAGACCTACCTCGATCCCGGAGGTACCGATAAGAGCTACCTCCTAACGCTCGGGATGATGTGCTCCAACGCGCACAACATGGCGCTCCTCATCGACCGACACACGCAAGGGGGAAACTTCACGCTCACCGCGGCAACGTCCACCGTGGCGTCTCCGGAAACGACGGTCCGAGACTACGGTGGTGGGCTCGGTGCGGGAGCGGAGATCATCGCTCCGGTAACGGTTGCTCGAGCAACGCCGGGAGCCGGTACTTGGTCCCATACCTACCTCGACCAAGCCGGCGCATCGAGCACGACACAAGCGCTCGCGTTGCCGGCGACCGC